AATTCTTTACGAACTTTAACAACTTGTTCATCTTTCTTTTTGTATTTAGGGTTTTTGCTATTTAGTTTGTTTTTTTTCGCCATACTTTACAAATTTATATATACTAAATGCTATTGCTAAAGTTAATGATATTAATGTTAGTATTTCGTTTACTTCAACTAAACTAATACCTATTGCAGTACCATTAGCTAACGTTACTTGTGCGGTGTCTTGTATCTCTTTCATTCTTCTTTTTATTGTCCTTACTCTTTATGTAAGTTTTAAGTTTTATTTTATTAACTTCTTTTACTTTATAATACTTTTTCATTATGTTAGATCAGATGTTAAGAAATTTCTAAGTGTTAATTTAGTTCCTTCTTGTATTGGTCTTTCTAAATTCATTCCTGCATAATAAGCATTTTTATCAGGACTTATATCTTCACCACTATTTGTACTGTATTCAGGAAAACTAGATATATTATTTGTAAGGTGTTCTATTAACCTTTCAGTATAGTATTCAGCAGTATTTCTAACTTCCTCTCTAAGGTGTTGCGATTCTTCTGTACTCAACGATGTACCAGTTTCTGATGTCTTACTATAAATGTTACCATTTTCGACCTTAAAACGTAAAAACGGTATAGCATGATAAAATGCCCAATTAGGTAACATATCACCAATATATTCATCTACAAGTGTTTTATATACTCCTGTTAGTGTACCAGCAGTAATATCTGCTTCTAATTTCTTATATAGATCAGTACCAAGTTTTGGTTCTACATATAACTTTTGTGCTTGTCTTACATAAGGTAAAAGTAAATCTACATCTACATTCATATTAATTGCAGTTGATTCTTTAAGCTTATTTTCTGATATAAATAATACGTATGCCATAATTATCTCTTTTTTATAAATCCTTTATTTTTCATTCTTTTTGGTGGCTTTGCAACTTTTACATTGTTCTTCTTTGCAGTAAACCCTTCACTTCTTGCTTTAGTATAACCTATTATATCTGCATCTTCTATTTTAGTTGTTTTAGATACACCTAATGTAGTTTTGTATATTTGTCTTAGCCAAAAATGATGGCAATTACCACCACCTTTATAAAGCCATATAGAATAAGTATCTGCTCCACCTTTACCCCAACCTTTATTTACAGGCATTTTTGACATTCTTAAAATATCCTCTTTACGATACACTTTTTTTTGACCTATCATTTGTCTGCAAAAATCTCTTTTTTTACCTGACTTTCTAGTTAAAAATTCATCTTCAGCATATACATAACGTACTCTATAATAATCGTATGTTTTTTTAGATATACCATCTTGTTCTGACTTTCTACTTGGTAATGCTTTACCTGTACTTGCTAATTGTATTTTTTCATCTACTAAATCATTTAACATATTTTCAAAATAAAATTCAGCGTGTTCATCACCTACTTTTTCTTCATGTATTAATTCACAATCTTCAGGTATATCTTCACCAAATTCTTCTATAAATTTTGTTAATTCTAAATTTTCTTTTTCTGCTTTTATAGGTACACAATTAGGTACTTCTCTACCATCTTTAATTTTTGTACCTATTGCTTCATATCCTGGCTGACATGGATTAGGTGTAATAAATTCTTCTTTACAATTACAATCTAAGTTAGTTATTTGTTCATGGTCTTCACATGGCATATAAACTGTTTTACCATCTAGCAAATGAGAATGTGAACCGCTACACCCTAATCTTTTCGCTTCTGCTTCTGCTTCTTTTTTTGTGTCAAATAAAGGTAAATCTATTTCACCATCTTTTCCTTCTGTAACCATACTACCTACTTTTGCAAAATCCTCTCTTACATTTACTTCTTCATTTAATGGTGGTAAACCCATTTCTTCTCTTAGTTCATCTTCTGTTAAAATACCCTTCAAATCTTCTGATGTAAATTGTACTGTAATTGGTTTAAGTTGTACAAAGCTAATAGGCATATCCATATTATTAACTCTAAACAATTTTCTTAGTACTTTAATAATGTGATTTTGATAAGGTTTACATACTGTATTTAAATAGTAGTTAGCAGCACTATTTAGTTCATCTACATTACTACCTAAACCTGTATCGTTTTTAATACCCATTAGCATAGGTGATGTACAACGATGTGCAGTTAGTATGTTTTGCACTAATAACTCTTGTAAAGCTAAATATTGCTTATCTGCGTTACTTACTGCAATAGGTGTAATTTCAGGTACTCTATTTCTATCTTCACTAAACGTTAGTACAAATCTACCTGAACTTTCACTACCTGTAAATTTTTCTTTTAAACTTTGCTCTATCTGAAATCTCTCCTCCTGAGATGGAATTCCATTTGCGAAACTGATGAAATACGAACCACTAAACCCATTTGATATATTATTAAGATGATATTCTGATACTTTTTGATCTATTAAACTCCAATTATTACCAGCTAAATAATCAGGTGTAAAATAACTATTCATATTAGGCGAATAAAGACCTGTATAAAGTATTTGATTTGCTGATGTTCTATCATTTACGTTAAAAGCTGGTACTCTATAAGGTTTATTTATTCTTGTATTACTCCAATCAGCACTTACATAATATGCACATACTTTACCAAAAGCATCAGGTCTTTCAACTCTAATTTTTTCAACAGGTATATGATATATTTCAGCTATTTGTGTTCTATCTTTACTCCATATAATATTTAAAGCAAATGCACCTTGTAGTTTAAAATCAAAAGATACCTTTTTAACTAACTCATGTAAAGTTTCATTAGAATTAGGATTTGCCATAAATTGCTTTAGCTTAACCATAGCGTCTAAATTACGTTCATCTTCATCATCTATTACTATTTCTTCACCTGCAATTAGTTCACTTGTAGCATTTATTATAGCTGCATTAGTAGAACTGTTGTAATATAAATCAATTAAAAATTGTGGATATAAATTCCTCCAATTTTCAGTACCATATTCTATATAATCTTTACCACGTACTTCTTGTACTTGTGGTGCAGTTTGTGCTGATAAATCAATATTAATAATTTCTTTCATAATTAATCTTCTTGTGTCCAATCAGGACTGTTTAGTATATCCATTATACCATCATAATCATATAATGTTTTACCTTCTAAAAAACTAGGTGTATTACCTTCAAATTTAAGCAAAAATTCTGTTTTTGCGTTATTGTATCTTAAAGAATTTGCTGATGTTTCTAAAATTTGATTAAAATCAACGCTTTCTAATTCTTCTGTATTTAATATTGTATAATTCATTTTTTTAAACTATTGGTACTTGACTACTCCAAGTTGGTGTATTTATTAAACTTGCGTTGTTATTTCTACTACTACCATCGAATCCTATTGTTCCATTACCTTCATCTAATTTATAATAAGCTACTAAATTATCTAAATTAGTTAAATCTATTGGTTCTTGTCCTGAAATATAAACATCACTTATAACTTTTACTGCTGTAAATAAACCTATATGTGCTACTTTGCCATTTAAATAATTACCACCTAAAGTGTTTTGACCTATCATTGAATTAGCAAAAGTACCACTAAAAGTACCACTAAAATTAACTGTATCTCTTAATATACCATCAATATATAAATTTATTTTTGATGTAGTCCAAGTTGCTAATACATGATGGAAAAAACCATCATTTTCAAAATCTACTGTATGTGAAGCTAATTTTGTTGAGCCACCTATTCTATATGCAAATCTTATTTCAGTTAAACTATTATTATAGTGTATATTAACATAATTACTACTATTTACTCTTGCTTGCCAAATTGTACCGTTACCACCTGTACTATCAAGTTTAAACCATACACTACATGATCCTGCTTGTCCATTTACTAAGGTTTTACTTTCTGCTAAATCAATATATTCATCTGTTCCATCTAAATCAACTGAATATATATTATATCCTGTTTTTGTATTATTTATGCTATTACCTAATTTTAATCCTAACATATCTTATGTTGTAGTACCTTCATAATAACCTATACCAATACCTGATGTTAAAGTGATTGCAGTTATATTCATAAATAAAGTAGTACCTGCGGGTAATGTAGTTTGTAATGCACTTTCACCACTAGCATCTGCTACTGTTATAGCACTAACTACTGATGTTACAGGAAAATATACACAATACCAATCTTTACTTGTTTGTGCAGCAGTAGTAAATATTTCTGTACTACCATTTTTACCTAATTGTTCTTTTAAAAGTTGTTGTACGTTTTCTATCATTTTTTTATTTTTTTATTGTCCATAATATATATAATTTGTTTCTGCTGGTTCTTCATGTTCTTTATATGTTACTTCTTTTAATGCAGTATCTTTTTGTGATATATACATTTTACCTTCTGTGACTTGACCCTGTAATACATAAAATTGTGGATTAGTTGTTACAGAAGACGCACCATATATAGCTGAAATAAATGCATTACCTGTTTGTAATGCTGTACCTCCTGTACTATTTAAAGGATTGTTAGAAGCTAATACAATAGCTACACCATAGTAATCTGAAGGATTTTTTAAAGGTCTTATATTTAATGTTGTACCAACTACTGCACCACCCCCTGCTGTTCCATTTGTTTGATTGTATTGTTTACACTCTATTAAATTTGCTGCTAATGTAGGATTACCAATTTGTGCAAAAGAATGTGATGTAGTTTGTGGTACTGATGTTATATTAGTAACTTGTGTTTGTGCTGCACTACCTACTGAAAAGCTATAAGAATGTCCAACAGGCATTTTAGATACAATATCAAATGTTATACCTGTTGTTGTTTGTACTACATTTTGTACTTCTACAAATCTTGTATCATTAGCTTGTGCAGTATCTGTACCTAATATAAATCCACCATCAAAAATAACATCATTACAAGTATTTATAATATCTAAATTATATGTACCTGCTGGTAAAGTTGTTAATTCTTCTGTATAGACATCATTTTTACCTGTTAATTCTCTTATAATTTTTTCTACACCTAATGGATTATCTAATTTAACTTTACCTAAAATACCTGCACTTGTAGGTGGTAATGTGTTACAATTATAAGATACACTACCTGCTGAATATTGTGTTGTAAGTTCAAATACGTTATAATCATAATAACCAACAGGTAATGCTATAAATTGTCCTGAAAACATATCAGGACTTGTATTTTTAGGTGTTAATGTACCTGTTGTATATCTATTATCTACATCTATCTTTAATAGATAAGTATATACTACACTACCTGACATATCATTAGTTATTTCAAATAGTAAAGCTACTTGTGTACTTGCTACACTTGTATCAATTCTATTATCTTCTGTTGATATATATACACTTTGTTCTGTATTTGGTGTAGTGTAATCTAATTGTATCATATTATAATATAGAAAATTATAAAATTTATTTGTATTCTAAAAAAAAAGGTGGTATAAAACCACCTTAATTAAGAAAATATATAAAAACACTAATGTTAGAGTTTATGATATTACAATACTGTTTATTGTAAATGCAGTATTATCAAATGGTGATGTAGTGTAATCTGCAACAGTACTCATTGGTGATTCTTCCATACCATCAAAAGTCCATGAATAACCATTATGATCTCCAAATGCTGCACCACTTAAATTAGTACCTGAATTTAATCTCATTCCATTTTTAACACCCATGCAAAGTATAACATTTTTACCTGAACTGTTTAATTGATTTAGTTCAGCAAATATAACTAATTTACTTAATGCTAATAATCTTACTTGATTTTGGTCAGCAGTAGATAAATGATTTAGTTTTATTGTTATCTGTGGTGTATAATGTATAGTACCATTTTCTGTTGAACCTACAATAGTTTCTGTTAAACTACTTTCACCTCTTGGTAATGTATATCTATATAAGTCATTACCACCCATTTCAATATCTGTAACAGAACCAGCCGATATAACTATTCCTGTACCTAATATTTCACCTGTTGTTGCATTTGCATTAAAATCATCATAAACTCCAAAATAAACATTCTTTATACCACCTGCGATTCTATCACATTGTAGTTCCCTTCCTTTTGTTAAACTTGTACAAGCCATATTTATTTATTTTTAAGTTAAGGTAAGGGTTTTTACACCCCTACCATATTATAATTTATTAATGTTGCATTCTTAAAATATCAGCACCTACACCTGATTGTACACCAGCAGAATATCTAGCAACACATCTAATGTTATCTGAACCATCAAGGTTAGCCATATCCATTAACTGTATTCTTGTATGATCTGATAATAAATCAGTACCAAAGAATAGATTAGATTTTTGTGCAATAACTAAACCATTATCTCTCATAGCAGGACAAACCGCAATTTTATATCCTTCAAAAACAGGCTCATAATCAGCGTTCATATTATAAGCATTTACATAACCTAATGTAGATACTGCTGAAATATATAAGCTATAAGTTTTTGGTGACATATAAATATGTAAATCTTCTTTTGTTAATATTGTAGAAATATTATCAGCTAAATCAGAAGTTGCAGTTTGTAAGTTAGCAATAATATTATCAACAGTAAATGCACCTGATGCTGATGATTGTACAACTGTTGCATCTTGTGCTGGTAATAATAAACCAGTTGTTGCAGTCATAAAACCAAGAAATCTACCAGCCCCATTGTCTCCAGCCCAAATATCATTTTCTACTCCATTTGCAATAATATCACCAAGATAAGATATTACATAATCTTCAAATGCTGGTGGTGGCGGCGAACCTGCACCTGCTCTCATTTGTAGAGCTTCCCATGAATCTAATAAATCTTTTTTACATAAATCTATGTTAATCATTAGATTTTTAGGTTCTAATACTTTTTCTGTTAATGCTAATGTACCACTTTCATTAAAATTACAAGCAGCATTTTGTATAACTGCACCTGTATTATCCATTCTTTGGATATTGCTTTTAAATTTAATGTTTTCAATTGTCGTTAGATATTCTAACGATTTTGCTTCTTTTAGTGCTGCTGAGATATAAAAACCTGCTGCTTTTCCACTAAAATTACTTGTTGTTGTTAAAGCCATTTTTTAAATTTTTTTATTATTATTTATTTAAGTTGTATAAAAATCTTTCTTGTTTAGAAAGTTTGTTATATTGTTTTGTTGTAAGTACAAGTCTATCTGCACTAAATTTATTTGTATTAACAGGTGCTTCTGCTGGACTTTCTGCTAATTCAGTTTTAAGTTTTTTGTTTTCTTCTTTTAACTTTTTAATTTCATCTTCTGCTGAAAACTCAACTACTTCAGTTGTTTTAGTTGTAACTGTCTTAGGACTATCACCTCTTACCTCTTCTACTACATCTTCAGTAGTTTCTTCTGACATTTCTTCTTTGTCCTTACCTAATTCATTTACAAGCTCTTCAACTGCTTTTTCTAACTTAGTCATTCTCTCTTCTATCTCCTCGTACTTATGATTTGGTTTGTGCTTTAATTCTTCTTCTGATGCTTCTACTTCTTCAACTTCTTCTTCTGTTTCTTCAGCTTCACCTTCCATAATTTCAGCTACTTTACCTTCTTCTTCTACTTTAACTTTAGTTCCATCTTCCATTACGTATAAACCAACAGGTAATGGTATTGTAGTTCCATCTTCAGTTAATACTGAGATGTCTACACCTACTTCTAATGTATCTGATTCTGATACAATAATTGTACCATCTTCTGTTTTAGCCTGAAAACCTAATTTTACTTCTTCTTCAGTTTCAAGACCTAATGCTATTTTAATTTGCTTTTTTAAATCCATAATGTGTTCTCTTTAATTAAAGTTTATACTATATGATAGAATAATTATATATTTATTTGATTTTTAGATTATTTAACTTTCATTTTGCTAAATATTGATTTCATCATTGATAAATCTTTTTCTGATATTTCTAAAAGACTTTGTGTTGTATCATCTTTTAGTTCTTTTGGTAAATCAACTCCTAATTCTTTTGCTTGTTTTTGAATATTTTTTAACATTGGTGCAGCTTTATTTAATATTTTAACTGCTTTTTCTGCATCTTTTATAGCAGTAGATAAGTAACCTTTTGACGTGTCCATTGAATCTACATATTTTTCATAGGAATTACCTGCTGATTTTCTTAACTTTTTATAATCATCTATTGCACCTAACTCTACTTTTTGTGGTTTATTAGTTTCTCTTATAATCTCATTAAAAGCACTAATTATATCTTGATCTGTTACTTTCTTTTTCATATTAATTTTTTATTTTAATCTCATTGTTAAAATACTTTTTACATCATCTTCTCTACTAGCTAACAACAAATTTGATAATATTTCTTCATTTATTTTAAAAGCAGGACTATCTTTATCATTTATACCTAAATCTTTAGCTGCTCTTTTAAACTCATTGTATGTTTTTTTAGCATTATCTTCAGTTTTAATTAGTTTTTTATCTAAAGATTCTTGTTTTTGTAATATTTGTAAAGATTGTTTATTGATACTTTCTGCTTGTTTTATATTCTCTTTACTTTCTTTATTATATTTTTCTGCTAATTTTAAAATTGTTTTTAAGTCATCTACTAATCCTAATTCAATTTTATTAGCTTTACTAAGTTTAGGACTTATTATTTCTCTTAATGCTTGTCTTATTTCTTCATTTGTAGGTTTATTATCTGACATCTTTTGCATTTTATCTACAAAGTACCCTTCTATACTAAGTCCTTTTAATTCACCTTCTTTTATCTTATTCCATAAATCATCATTATCAATACGCATTTTAACAAACCAAGTGCCATTAGGTAAATCAAAACCATACATTTTAGATTTGTCCATATCACCTTCTTTAATCCAGCTTTCAGTAGTTAATACACCTGACACTCT